TTTCATGTTTGGTCTTAACTCCCACTCCTCTTAGAACTAAATCCATTTGACGCATCGTGGGAACCGTCCCAATGTAATCAAGTGCCAACTCAATCTGTTGCTCGCTATAGCCTCGGGCTTCGGCTGCCTTGGTTATCTGAAGGAGAGAGTGCCATGCTCCCTTGCCGAGAGGTTTAACTCTTTGCTTTTCCCACCATCGTCTAGCAACTACTTCAGCGAGCGCGATAACTGCGATAGCAGTTTCGTCGCTCTTTGTTGTAGATAGGACGGATGTATAGGACGGATGCTGCGGAGTGGAGTTGGGGAGTGAGACCTCCAAAGTTGGGGAGTTGGGGGTATCTGAGTTGGGGAGTTCGTCATCTTCGATAGGTAAAGCCTCCCCAACAGAGTTGGGTAGTTTTTTCCATAAAAGTTGATAAGTCGTAGCCTTACCTCGAGAGTTTCCTTTGCTGATTATTTTGATATGTCCCTCTTCAACCATTTGATTGATGACCTTTCGGACATACTCGATAGAACAACGACCTTTAGCAGCCAACATCTTTTGCGATGCAAAAAAGCGCCCATCATCATGAGAGATGTCTGCAAGGGCAAGATGGATTAAAAGTCGAGTCCCGTCATAAGGTGAGTCGGACCAAACCTTTGTTATCCATCTGATGCTCACAAATTACCTCCACAATGCGGGCAACACTTATTGCGCCCTTGTTTTTCGACGACCCGATTCTCAATCCAACTCAATCCCACATAGACCTTACATCCATTTCGGGATTCTTTGAGTCTTGCGATTCGACCCGTTTTATGGAGAACGGACAATACACCCGAAGCGGTGCCATGGTGAAGTCCAGTTATGGAACTAAACTCTTTCCATGTTAAACCGCGTCCATAGTTTTCATTTAGTAAATCAATTGCTTGAGCCTGACGCTTAGCAGTCTTTCCCGACTGGTCAGCCTCTATTGCCCTAGCCTTTGAAGTATCTGTCCCGCTATGTCCTGAAGTTTGCTCGTAGGGCAACTCAGGCATTAACAGTAATGATTGGCTCCTCTGTTGTTGTTTCATTGGTGTCCTCTTCCAATTTAGGTACGATTAGGTTTGCCTGTTGCTCCTTGAATTTCACACGGAATTGTTCAAGCAACTCAGGGTTGTATCCATCTTTGTGTGTAGTGATGTACTGACCAATCTCAGCAAGTGCGTCAATTGCCGTCGCCTGTGCAATCTTTGTTAAGACTGCACTTGGCGCTAAGACATCTTTGGCACTTGAACGCTCGTAACTCGATGAATCAGGGTCAGGTTCATCTGTCGGTAGGGATAGCGCTTGAAGTAACGCAGTTCGAAATGCAACAGACATTGCTTTAGCAGTTGCCTTGTCTCCTGCATCCATCGCTTCGCCTACCACCGTTGCTTTAATTGCATCACCGTTACCACCAATGAATGTGTAAGTAACTTTTACCTTGACATGACCCATCGCTGTTCGGTTCTTTCCGATTTCAACGGTGGCATATTCGTAATCTTCAACTGATGGAACGACGATAACGCCGTACTTTTGAAGTGCTGGAGATACTGCATTGACGACTGAATCAATTCCACGGAAATTAAATCCCTGAGCCTGATTCTTGTCTTTCTTTGCGATTGCTCCAACTTCCTTCATGATTGCGCTCATTGCTTGAGCGATTGGAAGTGCTGTTGTGTCTGTCATGAGTTCCTCTCTCAATCTGCTATTACGAACGAAACCGAGGTCTCGGCTGGAATTACTCGGACCGATGGCACAATTTCGCCTTGAGTTGATATTACATCACCTGAATCGGTAAGTAAAGCATTTAGAACCTTTTTGTCGATTTCTTTTTTAATGCGAATCAACTCAGGCTCGCTCTTTTCTGCCCACGCTAAGAACTCAACTTCGTTCTGAATTTCAATCTTAGGACGCCCAGCCGTAGTTTTGACTGTGCCATGGGGTAGAACTAGGGATTTACGCCCGTTGGAGCGCTCTGTGAGGGCGTATGGGGTAAGGACTGCCTCGAAATACAGGGCATCTTTGTCAAGGGCTGTATTGACCGCTGAGAGCCATTCCGTGATTCGGATGACCTCTGCATCAAAGATATTTTTATTCTCTGCTTGCTTACGGCGAATGACTGCTAACTTGCGTAATGCCCAGTCAGCCTTTTGGTCGTCATCAACTTTGAAGCCCTCGTTATCCTCTGATATTGAAGATAAAGCGGGATTGTCGAACTCATTGATTTCGGGTTGTATATCTGACATGGTTATTCTCCTCTCATCTGAGAGGGTACACAACCCCTGTTGGTTATGTCAAATCTCAGATGCCGATTATTTGTCCAACATACATTGAGGCACCGACAACTGACATGATAAATAAACCACCGACTGTGCGGATAACCCATTCTGAGCGCGATTCCATTTTCTCGAGTCGGTCAGTTATGTGTGTCATGGCTTGAGCAAAACGCTCGGTATCTGCATCATAAACATCTTTCCGAAGATAAGTCTGACCAACATTGAGATTCATTTGCTTGACTTCCATTGTTAGGTCGTCAAGCCGTCTCATTACTTCTCCTAATGTTGGTTGGATTTCCTCGGTAGCCATATTTATGCCTTTGCTTTTGCGTCGTCTGCTGAGTGCGCCAAAGCCTCAAAGTTTGGACGACCAAAACCAACAATGGCAACTGGCATATTTGGCTTAAATTTATTTCTGTTCTTTTTCTTATATGCGCGAATTTTCAGGCAAACTTCTCCGCCGTTGCGTTGGTCTCCTTTTTTGTCTGAACTCGTATTTCCTTCGACACAGGTAACTGTTCCGTCGTTATTATCTTTAACAACAATTCCTACATGAGAAATTCGATTGACGCCATCTGCGGGAAAATCAAAATAAACGACATCTCCAGGAAGAGGAACTGCTGACTCACCTTCGTGCCAACGCTTCATTTTCTTAAAAGCATCTGCACCCGCTGGGGTGTAAACAGTATTAGGAATTTCAACTGAGGCTTTTTTCCCGCACCAATTTACGAAGGCTCCGCACCAAGGTTGATTAGCCTTTTGATACTTAGTCTTATTTTCGGGAACTGTTTCTTCGATATAACCAACTTCTTTAAGGGCTATCTCAATAAGCAACTCAGCCGTGCCTTTTGGTGCTGGCATTACTTTGCTGACTTCTTTACGGAAGCCTTCTTCGTAAGTTTGCCAACAACTGCATCAGTAACTCCATCGGCAATCTTGCCAAACGCAGGGTCTTTAGGATTGGCTGCGCGGATGGCAACGGGCAATACCGCCGCAATGCCAGCGGCAAGGATTGCCTTGAGTGAATCGCCATCAAGTGCGAGGATGTCTCCGCCTGTAATCATAAATGCTGTAGTGACCGCTGCTAGAAATGAGCGTCCGTATGAGGCGAGCATCGCCTGTATTTTCTTGTCCATTATTTCTCCTAATCTTAGGTGAGTTAATTCTAACCTATAGTTTATGAACCGAGGTAGATTAAAGATAGAGCATTGAAATAACCTGTGTGGTCTACTCCTCCAACACTTAGAATCAAATCATTATCAGGATTATGGTCATGGTGAACTCCCATGCGTACATAATCACCTTTTGTGAAAGTAATGGGTACTGAACTAACCGCCATGTGCATCCCATGTTCTTTTGTTGTTAAAACACCATCTTGTCTAGCAATTTCCTGTGTGCCTTTTTCAATAAACACAGAGCAATACCCAGTATTTTGACCCTCCCATAAAACTGATGCGGTGGCAATGTAACGACCAGTAACAGGAATTGTAAGTTTCGTAGGGTCGCTAACCGTCCAACAGTTATAGGCATCAGAATTGTCGGCTTGAAAAGAAACATAGGTATTTGTGTCTTTTGTGATTGTAAGGGCGCTGGTACGGTAAGCAACTGGAGCCAAAGTTCTATCTGCGCCAGCGACCATTCCAATGCCCAGCAAGTCGGCACCTGAATTTATTAGCCAAACTTGGTCATCAGGTTTTGGAGCATAATTACTCAAGTATCGAACTGAAGGCAAGGTATTGGTGTCACCTGCGATTTGAACATCTATTGTTCTAGCGGCATTGACCGTGATTACTTTGCCTTGGCGGATGCGTAAAGTTGGGGCAATGGTGTCACCCTTGATTTGATTAACAAGATAATTTAAGTCCATCAGAATCTCCGACTTCTTCCAATTGCGTTCATTGTGTTTTGCGGACTCAATGGAATGGTTATTGAATCTAACATCAAAGTTGCATCAACTCCCGATGGAGTACGAGTTATCTTTACTAAATCATAAACATCGTGAGCGGGATTAACAATTTGGTCCCAAGAAATTTTCTCAAGCGCTCCGATAACTTTTCGAAGTTCAGCAAGTGCTGCCTCTTGCGCCTCGGCTACTGTCAAGATATATGGCGATGACTTAAAAATAGGGACTGAACCGTAGGTCTCAATGTAGGTTGGAGATGCTGGGTTCAAATCCTTTGCTTCGCCAATAACACCTATAGAAAGATTAGTTCCCTCACCCGTAAAAACAACATGGTTAAATGACTCATCACTTGAAAGCGAGCGACTCAAAGAAGTCAGGACAGATTCAGTATTGTCCTCATAAGTAACTAAAGGCAATCCATTATCAGGGTCAGGAATTGGACGCATACGGGCTGTACCGTTTTCATCAAAGTACAAATCCATCCCAGCGGACTCAGCAATCTTGAGTGCTTCTTTCCAAGGGTTTGATGATTGGTCAAGAGTTGGATAAATAATGTCGGTTACTTGATTGGTAGCAGGGAAAACAGTTTTAACTGCTGGGTATCTATCTACAAGAATTTGTTGGATGGCTGTTTCTTTTGCCGTTGCATCGTTGATGTAAAAGTCGTGGCTTGTAAATTTTGCTCGGATTACTCGAAGGCTTCTATCAGAACCTTGCACATTGATTCGAACTCCCTCGGGAGTATCGGTAACTTCTACGGTTGTTAGAATAAAAACGCCAAGAGGTACTAACTCCTCGGTGCCGTCACCGAACTGCACTCCTCGATAAATTTTAATTTCGCGGTTGTACGGCAAGAGAATGGCAGAACGATTATTTTTAGGTACGAGCGTTCCGTCTTTGTCGATGAACTCAATAGAGCATTGGCGTCTAATGTCTCTACGCGAATCAATGGTGACTTCACCTGAGATTGGTTGAGCCGTGCTAATAATCTCATTGTTTGCCATGTCATAAATCTCAATTCTGACATTGCTGATATGAGACTTACGAACTGACGATAAGAAGGCGTCAGATACGGGATACATCAAGGAGCCTCGACCTCGTAGTAATTGACCTTGGCGTTACGAATCAAGTTATTGATGTCGCCTACTTCAGTCCATGTTCTATCTACGAAACGAACATACTTTTGGCGCCCTAACGGGTCATGGACATGCAAGATTCCTTGATAAGTCAAAACTGGATACAAAGCATCCCACTCAGTCTCACCTTGAGTAGTGAACTCATACGAGCCATCGATACCATAAATGCTGGTAGCCACCACAATAGTTTTAGATGCGCCGAGTGGTTTGAAAACTCCATAAGATTCAACAATTGAGGAGTTGAGCGGTTGTTGAACTTTTAATTCAGTAACGCGTGTCGTTGGGCTTTCAACAGCGGTGAACGACCAAATTGCTGCGTTTACAACTTGAATCGGTTCTGTTGTTGTGTAACCTGATGATAAAACAGCCATTAGATTTCAGCCCTCGCTTTCGAACGATAGGTCACGGTTGTATCTAAAGGAACTTCAAAATCGCTCAATGTTGCAATTTGAGAAGTGTTTGCACTTATAGGACTGTTACGGATTGCGGTGTAAGTTGCTCCTGAATCATCTGAACGCTCAACATCAAAAGAGAAAGCGCTGAATCCGCCTCGAGTCCAAAATGGTGAATCTCCAGCATGGAAGCCAATCTTGTCTACATAATGAACTTCACTAGAACCCGCAGAAATTATTTTTACAGCAACTAAGGCTGTCGCCGCTGTCGCAGGTGCCGTTGCTGTAACCGTACATTGATTCCATGCACTTGTTGAATCTGTCTCAGCAGTTCCATACGCAGTAGAAATTGTTGTACCGCTTGAATTGCGCCACTCAATTCCAACGGCTGTTGAACGAGCGGTTGTATTGGCTCTGAACTCAGCCGTCGCTGAAAACTCGGCAGATGGAGTGACGATAAAAGCAGTTCCAGTCGTGGTTGTCGCTACTGAGTCGCCCGATGCTGTAGCGGTTATGGCGAGTGATGCTGAGCCAATTGATGCTTGAGCAGTTGAACGAGCAATTGATGAATTTGTCACAGCAACCCAACCCGCAGTATTTGTTTCTAAGGATGCTTGGTTGTCACTTAAAAAATTTGTACGCCCAAAAATAGTTATTGCAACAGAACCCGTATCGCTTTCATAAAATGCCGATACTGTTGGATTGGCTGGAGCGTCTACAGATAAAGCAAATTGCGAGTATGCCCAATCGCTAAAATAATTAACACCGTTGGCTAATTGAGCAACTCGAACATAAGCACGGTATGTGGTGCTATTGGCTAAATCTGCTTCAAGTGTTTGTCCATTATTGCTCGAAGCAACAATGCCTGTTTCAACTGATGGCGTTGAAGTATCTTCATCAAAACCACTCGCACCATAAGTAGTTGAATCAAAAATCTTTATTTCATAAGCAGATTGTGGGTCTCCATCCGTATCAGCGTATGTCCACACGACTGATGGAAATGAGGTAGTCGTAATTGTTCCCGAAGGAGCGGTGACTGTAACCGTTGGTTGAGCCGTGGTAAGAACATCTACATAGACTTCATAAATACTGGTTTTATCAGCCGTTGCTGTTGCATTATCTGAAAACTTAAATACTAAATTGTCAATAAGAGTTTGAGTCCATGCAGCGACGTTTGGAGCGCTTGTCATGTTTAACGCAAAATCAACCGTCGAAAGAGCCAAAGTATTTTGTTTAGTTATTGGGACTGAGTAATAAACGGTTCGACCATTACGGTCTGTAATTACACCAAGGCTGAACTGAGCATTACCCGCTGTTCCAACTACGATTCTTGCCCTAAGATTTACAGATAGAACCTGCTCTGTTGCTGCAAGAGTTGTGGTGCCAAACTCGCCCTCATAGAAGGCTGGAATGGTATTACTTGTTCGTGTGATAAAAGTTGAATCACTATTATCTGCTAAGGCAGCGTGAACTGACGCCGAACCTCCTGAGATAGTAAAGAGGGAATCATTGTTCCAGTTGGCATTAGGTCTTAATACATAGGTAGCCATTATTTACTCGCTAACTGTCGGGCTAAGGTTGCAAAAGTTTCTTCAATCCGTTTAGTAATAATACTTGCTCTTTCTTCCTCATTAGTTGCAGAAGAAGTATCTACATAGACTTGGAAAGCGCCTTGCTGAATGAAAGTTTGGTTGCCGCTTCCTGATGTGCTTAAATTTGACCTTTGTAAATCGCCCAATTGTTTTGAGGCTGTAGCAATCTGCTCATCAAATCCAACTCTTGCACCATACTCACCGATTACTGCACCTGTGAACTGAATTTCCTTTTGCAGTCTGCTAATCTCATTAACGGCAGTCTGACCTCCGCCGAGAATAGAGGCTGCGAGTTGCGCTCCCTTGATTGGTCCTTCTTCAATGATTGACTTCAAAGCATCCGCATCTAGTCCCATGTTCTGAAGTTTGTAAATTTGTCCTGCAAACTCTTTGCTCTTATTGAGTCTTTGTTCCATGTTAGTAATTAAAGACTTAGCCTTTGGTATAAAACCATCAGGCAACTCAACACCCTTGAGACCAGCAAAACCTACGATTGTGTCTTTAAGGCTCTCGGCAAAATCTCGAGCCGCTTGTTGTAAATCGTCAAGTACACCCTTGATAGAGTCAATACCTGACTGCATCGCCTCACGAATAGTCTTTAAGCGGGCTGCCATTTTTTCTGCATCTGCTGCTGCTTTATCTGCGTCATCGCCCTTCTCGGCTGCGTCTGTGTATTTTTTCTTTTCTTCTTTAAGAATATCTCCAAAACCAAGACCTTCTTTGAGGCTCTCTTTAACTTTCTCAATAAAGTCACCGATTTTACTTCCAATAGCATCTGCAAAATCTGTCTCGTTAGCAAACTCAAACATTGTTGCAGAAAGACCAAGAACGAACTCTCCAGCCTTATCAACTTTTGATGCAATGCCATCAATAAAGTCTCCTACTGTACGAGCCATGTCAAAATCTTTAATTTTCTCCATGCCGTCTATGACGGTGCCTAAGGCTGTAGAAGCGTTTTCTCCGACCTTGCCAAGAAAGTCTCCAACAGTACGAGCCATGTCAAAGTCTTTGACTTTTTGAATACCATCTATGACAGTACCTATTGCATCCGAAGCCTTTTCTGCAACATTTGTAAGAAAATCTCCAACAGAACGAGCCATGTCAAAGGATTTTACTTTATCCATATTTTCAATAAGAAATCCAAGCGCTGCTGAGGTAACTGATGCGCCCTTTACCAAACCATCACTTATTGCTTTTCCAAAGTTGATTTCTTCGGCATCTTTAATTGCATCAATAACGGTGCCAAGCGTTTCAGATACTTTTTTACCACCAGTAATAAGGGCATCTATACCAGTTCCAGCAAAATCTTTCTCGCTAAATTCCGTAACTTTTGCGCTAAATTTTCTGAGTGTTTCTTCTGTTACATCTAAGGCTATTTTAGTATCAACTCCAATGGTTTTAACACCGTTTACTAATTTTTCTGCTCCAGTAATAATACCGTCGAACATTTCTTCGCCAACACCAACCACGCCTGAAGCAAAAGTTTTTATAAGTTTTTCAGTAGCATCTAAGCCTTTATTCAAAGCATTTGCAACCTTAGGACCGACCATTGGAATGTATTCAAATAGTTTTGCAATCCCGCGTATCCAGCCTGTCATTGCATTGAAAACCCAACCAAGGAATTCACCGATTCCATCAGCAATTACATTTAGAAACTTAAAGATTCCTTTGCCAACATAGTCAATTACATCAAGAACTTTCAAAAATACGGACCTGACTACATTAAATAATCTATTAAATGTATTAACGAGGGTTCCAACTGCGCTAACAATTTCTGCAAAAATGTTAATAATTCCGCTTACAATAAAACCAATTACTCTAATAATGGCATTGAACACACTTGTCACGACTTTATACAGCAAGTTTTGAGAATCAAAAAGATTTATGTAGAAATCAATCCAATTTTTGAATACACCCAAGATAAATTTAACTGCAAATAAAATTGATTTAATAATAAAATTAAAGACAGTTTGAACGACTTCAGCAAAGGTGCTATTTGTTTCCATGAGACTGATAAAACCGTCAATTACATTTTTTGCCATTTGTAAAAAGAATGTAGCAAAGGTCAAGATAACATCTATAACGAACTCAAAGACCTTGACTACAACATTACCAAAACCCAATACAGTATTTTGAATATAAATAGAACCGTCAATTACATTTTTTGCCATTTTTAAGAAAAATTGTACAAAAGTTAGAAGAACATCTAAGACGAACTCAAAGACCTTAACTACAACATTGCCAAAATTAAATACAGTATTTTGCAAATACACAAAACCATCGATTACATTTTTTGCTACACCTAAAAAGAATTGAGCAAAGGTCAGTACAACATCCATAACAAACTCAAAGACTTTTGCATAGATTTCTGCGAAGAACCCTAAAACCCGAATATACTGAGCAAAAACATCTAGGGTGAAACTTATTAGTTTGGCGATATGTGCAAATACTTGAATGGCAAGTTTTACTACAAAATTAAATACCTTTCCAAAACCTTCTCTAAAGTCCTCATTGGTTGTTAATAGATAACCAAAGGCTGTCATCAAAGCAATAACTAAGCCGATGACTAAAGGTATTGGTGTGGCGAACATGGCAATGTTAAGCAATAACATAGCCATTCTTAAACCCTTGACAATAGTAGTAACCGCTGTTGTTGCCGCTCCCCAAACTACTGTTGCTGCTGTCATGAAACCAATAACTAAAAGGTAACTTCCTACGACAAGAGCAACACCAGCAATTACCGCACCTAAAATCTTAAAAACAGAAATGTTTCTTTGGACAAAGCCAATAACTCCACGCACAATTGCTGCCAAGATGTTGATTGCTTTTGCAAGAACCATGACGCCAACAGCACTCACAGTACCCATGATTTTACCAAGTTGGACAATAACTGGCACTAATGGCTTGAAGGCTGAGAAAAGATTTACTAAAGCCTTACGCACCTGAGTTGAGGTGAGAGCCATGGCGAGCAGAGCGACTGGGAAAGGTTTTAACTTTGCAAAAACATTCCCGAGGATTGGAACTCCTGGGAGAAGCGCTCTTCCTGCAAAAGCCGAGAATCCAGCCGCGGCACCAGCAATAACAGGCAATAACATCTCAAATGTTTCGGCTAATTTTTTAGTGTCGGGTATAACTCTCTTTATACCTTTTCGAGCATTATCGGCACTCGTATAAACGGTGTCGAAGCCTTTAATGGCTTCTGTAATCTTTTTGACAAAATCTGTGATTGGTTGTGTAAGTTTTGTAAAGACTGCCTGTAACGCCAAAAGAACCGCTTGGAAGGTTGCGTTTTTCTCAACTGCTTTTGTGATTGCTTTTTCAAGGTCGTAAGTTGCTAAAATTATTGGACCAAAGGCTTTGAGTAAGACATTGCCCATGGCGACTTGCAACTCATTGTGTAAACGGGCAAAGGAACGCAAAGTCTTTCCTGGAGATTTCATTGCTGCTTCGTAAGTACCAAAAACTTTGACACCTTCTCGCATTACGCCCTGAAGGACAGCCTGTTGTTTTTCTTGGTAACTTAATTCTTTTGTTGTCTTACCGATGCTCTTTGCAAACCTTGCATACATTTGACCAGCATTTTCCTGAATACCAACTGATTTGAGAACTTCGCTTCGTCCTGTAATAACAGCGTGAGTTAATTTATTAAATGTATCTGTTGAGTTCTCTCCGCTGATGATTGCTAAGTCCTGAGCAATACGAGCAATGTCAGATGCTTTACCTAATTCAAGATTATTCTGAGCAAACTTCAATACTGATTTTTGGGCAATCTCCATCTCGATACCCATGTTTTTAACTTCTAAGGCTTCGTCTGCAAGTGCTTGTCCTCCAATACCCGTAGAT